TATTTTGCATATACCGGGGCTGTCATTTAACGGAATTGTGGGTCGCTCCCCTATTTCAATGGCAAAGGAAGCAATAGGGCTTGGTATGGCGCTTGAGGAATTCGGCTCAAGATTTTTCTCAAACAGTACAAATATTGGAGGAGTGGCGCAGCATCCGGGAAAGCTTACTAAACAGGGATATGAAAATTTAAGAAGCTCAATAAATGAGGTATATCAGGGGCTTGGAAAATCCCACAGTCTGCTTTTGCTTGAGGAGGGAATGAAGTATGAAAAAATAACTATACCTCCAAATGATGCGCAGTTTATAGAGTCAAGGCGGTTTCAGCTTGAAGAGATTGCAAGGATATTCAGAATACCGAAACATCTTCTTCAGGACTTGATGAATGCCTCATTTTCAAACATTGAACATCAGTCAATAGATTTTGTGGTGCATACGATAAGACCCTGGCTTGTTAGAATTGAGCAGGCAATAAATGCAGACGACGAGATATTTTCCGATAAGGATTATTTTTGTGAGTTTGTGGTTGACGGGCTTTTGCGTGGCGATACGTCAGCAAGGTCAGAATACTACGTTAAGATGATACAAAACGGAGTATACAGTCCAAATGACGTTCTGGAAATGGAAAACAAAAATGCCTATCCGGGTGGAGATAAGCACTTCATACAACTTAATATGCAGACAGTTGAAAGCATAGGAAGCGTAAGGGCAATTAAAGCAGAGATTAAAACAGTAGATACGCACGCCGGTAAAACAGATAAAAGAAATAAGAGCATAAAAGATATGGTGGCAAATTCATACAGACCATTATTTTTAAATGCTTTTATAAGGATAATAAACAGGGAAAAAACAGATATAACAAAAATACTTACTAAAGAAAACTATAATGGTGAGCTTGAAAAGTTTATGGACAAGCATAACGGATTTGTGGGCGAGCAATTAAAGCCTTGCGTGTTTTCATTTGTTGAAGCACTTACATGCTATACAAGCCTTACCGGCCCTGGTGCAGGCATATTTTCAGATGAATACTTGATGGATTTGAGTTCAAGATATATTTTAGATTTGGCTGATAAAATAGACAGCTTAAAACAAGACATAGACAGCTTTACAAAATACCTTGAAGATAAACCGGAGGAAATATCCGGCATTGAGATAAAAAGCATAGTTGCGGCATTTGATAAATACGTTAAAAAAACAGGGGCGATGTGGAATATATAAAAATAAAGCTTATATGCAAACAAAGATTTGATTTTGAAGGAAAGACTTATTTTCCCGGTGAGGCAGCCTATCAGATAGAAAGAGTTGCAAGGCGCTGGGTATCAAGGGGGCTTTGCGAGTATGCAGACCCGAATGCAGTAACAAGAAATAGATATTTAAAACATCCTAAAGTATCTATTGTAATACTTATAAAAGACGCTTTAAAATGGACAAGAAACTGCATTGACAGCCTGAACAGATATACAAACAACTTTGAACTTATCCTGGTAGATAATGGCTCAAACAGCAAAACAAAAGAATTTTTAAGAAATCTTGACTGGCTTGATTATACGCTGATTACAAATAAGGAAAACATGGGCTTTTCTTATGGTTGTAATCAGGGGATAAAAGCCTCAAAGTGTGATTATATCTGTTTTTTAAATTCAGATACTTTACTGACGCCTAACTGGCTCGGAAAACTTATGAGAGGCTTTAAGTACGAGAAGAATATCGGAATAGTCGGCCCCTCTACTTGCCATAGCTCAACTATACAAAGTCCGCAGGTTTTCAAAGACTTTAGAAATGCAACACAGGAGAAAGTAAACCAGATAGCTGAAATGGTAAGGGAAAGATACAGTATAACTACTGTTGTCGGGTTTTGTTTTGTAATAAAAAAAGAAGTCTTTGAAAAAATTGGAGTGTTTGACCACAGGCGATACGGCATAGCCTGCCATGAAGATATTGACCTTGTATGGAGAGCGCAAAAGGCAGGTTTTAAGTCGGTCTGGGCGCATGGCTCTTACGTGCATCATTTTGGAAATAAGACAACAAAAGAAATGGGGCTTGACCCTAAAGAGATAAGGCGAAAAAACAAGCCGATATTTGAAGAGCGCATAAAAAATGGAAGTCTTGATTTATATGTTGAAAATGATGCCGAGATAAAAAGCATAAAAAGAGTAAAAGGCACAATCCCGATTTTAATGATTACATATAACAGACTTTCTTATACAAAAAAGGCAGTAGAGGCTATCCTTAAAAATACGGATTATCCTTACAAATTGTTTATATTTGATAATGGCTCAACAGACGGCACAACAGACTATTTAAAAGGATTAGACAGTAAAAATATTGAGGTTACCTTTAATGGCAAAAATTCAGGGCTTGTACCTCCAATGAATTATTTCTTTGAGAAGTTCAATAATTACCGGTACACAGCAAAAGTTGATAATGATACTGTAATGGAAAAAGGCTGGCTGTCAAAACTAAAGAAAGTTTTAGATGAATACCCGCTGTTTTGCGTTGAGGGAAATCACTACCTTATGCTTTCATATGATATAGAAAAAAATGATGACTATTACAAACATCTGTATTCATTTGATTTTGAAAAAGGCAGGCTCTACCTGTCCGATATAGTCGGCGGCACAGGGACGCTTATAAGGACGGCGCTTGTTGATAATATACCGGAAGCAAAAGGCACTCTTTCAGGCTGGATTACCTATCAGGTAGAAAAAGGGATGCCATCAGCATTTTACAGCGGTGTCTGGTTTGACAGGCTTGACCAGACAGGCACTAACAAGTATAAGGAAAAATCTGATTATCCCGAATACGACAGGCAAATAGACAAGTTAAGACCAAGAAAGAAAATATCATCCAAGGTTATAAGAGAAGATACATTTAAAAATGTATACAAAAGAATGGAGGAGTGGCATGCAAGCTTATGAATATGCACAAGAAAATAAATTATTTTCACACTCGGCAATAAAAGAGAAAGAATTCAGGGAAATTTTTAAAGGTATTAAAATAAAAACTGTTGTAGAGATAGGGACTTACTGGGGACTGTCCTCTGCTTATATGGCAGGATTTGCCAAGAAAATATTTACTTTTGATATAGTTGACTATGCCGAAAAATATAAGGTTTGGGAAGACCTGGGCGTTAAAAATAAAATCTCTTTCTATCTTATAAAAAACAGAGTGGACATTCGCAAAGTTTTAAATACCATTAAATTTGATTTTGCTTTCATTGATGCAATACATGACTATGAGAATGTAAAAGAAGATTTTAACCTGGTACAGCATTGCGGAAAAGTGCTGTTTCATGATGTTACAAAGAAAAAATCATTTGCTGGGGTCAGAAAATTTGTAGAAAGCATAGGGGCAACGGTTACAGGCAATATCGCTTACTGGGAAAAGTAAGCTTTAGATAAAAAAATTAATATAAAAGAGCTTAGAAATAGGCTCTTTCTTATTTGGAGGAATATGGGGAGTACCTCTACTACTCCCCAACCTGTAGAGGAGGTAAAAATGATAGTAGAAATTTATGTTATTAAACAAGGAGTTAATAAAAACGGAAAGAGTACAAAATGTAAATGCGATTACTGTGGAAAAGAATTTAAAAGGCGCTTTAGTTATGTAATTAACTCTAAAAATCATTTTTGTGATATAAATTGTAAAGTATTATGGGAGAGAAAAAATAAAAAAGGTAAAAATAATCCCTTATATTCAAGAGTAGAAGTTCAATGTCAAACTGTGGCAAAAAGTTAATGAGAAAAAAATGCCACATAAAAAGAAGTAAATATTTATTTTGTTCAAATAAATGCAGGGGCGATTGGAGAAAGAGAAATTTATTGCCAATTAACAAAATATGGTGGAATGGTGGAACAAGAAAAAATAATGGGTATATCCAAATTTTTAATAAAAATCACCCATACAAAAATAATGCTAATTATGTTATGGAGCACCGCTTATTAATGGAAAAACATTTGGACAGGTATTTGAAACCAGAGGAAATAATTCACCATATAAATGGTATTAAAGACGACAACAGAATAGAAAATTTAATATTATTTAAAAATTCTGCAGAACATCAAAAATTTCATATTTTACAAAATCGATTAAGGAGAATTTCATGAATAAAAAAATAGAGATAAGAACCTTGCCCATAGAGCTAAGGGCAGAAGAAGATAATAAAAAGATTGTCGGATATGCAGCGGTTTATGACCAGCTTAGTGAAGACTTGGGAGGTTTTAAGGAAAAGATTAAAAGAGGCGCTTTTACTAATTCAATAAAAAGGAATGACATAAAACTTCTTTTTAACCATGATGCAAATTATGTTTTGGGTAGAAACAAAAGTGGTACATTAAAACTTGAAGAAGATGAATATGGTTTAAAGATTGAGGCAATACCACCTAATACGAGTTTTGCAAAAGATTTAATCAACTTACTGGAACGTGGCGATATAGACCAGATGTCATTTGGATTTATGGTAAACAAAGAGGAATGGGATACCACTGATAAAGAATTGCCAATTAGAACATTATTAGATGTGGAGCTCTTTGACACAAGTATTGTAGTTTATCCTGCCTATAAACAGACATCGGTTGACGTACGTTCTACAAAAGAAGTTTTAAAAGATTTTCGTACAAAGCAAGAGCAGGAGCTTGAGCTTGAGAAAATAGATAAAGCCAAAGCGCAGGAGCGTAAGGCAGAAATGACAAAAGTAAAACTTGATATTGTAAAACTAAAAATGAAAGGATTTCTGTAATGAAAGAGTTACAAAAAAGACTACAGGAAGTAGCAGATGAACTTGAAAAGCTGGAGACCCAAGAGTCAAGGTCAGCAGAAGACGATGCAAAAATTGACTCCCTGATTGCAGAGTTTAAAGAGTTCAAGGGAAAAATTGAACAGGAAGTGCAGAGAAATGCAGAGCTTGAGCAAATCAGGAAATCGCTTACAACTGTTGTAAACAAGCCGGCAGTAAAAGTTATTGAACCGGAGGAAAGAAAGTTTACAAGCTTTGGCGAATTTGTGCAGGCAGTTGTTTATAATCCAGGCGATGAGCGTCTTGTAAAAAGAGGCTTGGACGGGCTCATAAAAAGAGACCTCTCAGTCGGAACTCCGGCAAAAGGCGGCTATCTTGTGCCTGATGAGTTCATACCTCAAATAAAGCAGGTAACAGCAGGAGAGGCAGTTGTGCGTCCAAGAGCATCTGTTATGCCGGCAGGCGATATACCTGACCAGGGCGTTGAAATACCGGCGCTTGACCAGACAGCAGCCGACGGCACAGGTCTATACGGCGGAGTTAAAGTTGTATGGACAGGTGAGGGAGAAGATAAAACAAAGACCGATACAGGATTTAAGCTAATTGAGCTTGACCCTAAAGAGGTTGCAGGTTACATAATACTGACGGATAAGCTGCTAAGAAATGCGCCTGCAATAGATACTTTTGTCGGCACTTTGTTTAAAGGCGCCATATCGGCAGCAGAAGAGGCTGAATTTCTGGCAGGCACAAATGCAGCTACGAGACCAACAGGCATAATAGGCCATGCAGGAACGATTAATGTAAACAGGGCAGTAGCAAATAGAATTCAGTATGCCGATATTGTAAATATGTTTGCGGCTTCATTCGGCACAGGCGTTGTATGGGTAGCTTCCAAATCAGCACTTCCGCAGCTTCTTACAATGAAAGACTTTGAAGCAGCAGACAGCGATGCTCCAAATCTTGTATTTCAGCCGGATGCACGAACTGGCGTCTTAGGCTCTCTGTTAGGGCTGCCGCTAATCTATACAGACCTTCTGCCAACGATAGGGGGAAAAGGCGACCTTATGCTTGCTAACTTTGCGTATTACCTGATAAAAGACGGATACGGCATTGAAGTAAGGTCTGATGACGGCTATACCGAGTTTGTAAAGAACAGGACTTATATCAAGGCATTCTGGAATGTAGACGGAAAACCTTGGCTGACTGCACCATTGACTTTAAGGGACGGAGTTACCAAAGTTTCACCGTTTGTTGTTCTTGACGTGCCGGCAGTCTCCTCATAAATATAAAAGTAGTGTAGGGGAGTGCGGCATGCCTCCCCTACTGTAAAAAGGACGGCATAATGAAATTTTATGTAAAAAGTGAATTTATATATAACGGGGTACTGCGGCCAGTCGGCAGCATTGTAGATGTTCCGCCTGCTAAAATAAGCGAATTTAAAAAGATCGGAGTGCTTGGATTTCCTGTAAAAGAGACAGAGATTGAGACTGCTGTCTTAAAACCTGCTAAAGAGACGCAAAAACTTAAAAAACAAACTAAGAAGGCAAAGAGATGAACCTTAAATTAATAAAAGCGGCAACATCTGAAAATGTGAGCTTAAATGAAGCAAAGGTGCACTTAAGAGTAACAGATAGCGACAGCGACAGCCAGATAAGCATGCTTATAAAAGCAGCAAGGCAGGATTGCGAAAACTTTACAGGAAGAGCGCTTGCATCGCAGGATTTTGAACTTGCGCTTGATAGCTTTCCATCGGATAAGATAACGCTTCCAGTACCGCCGGTAGAGAAAATACTTTCAATAAAGTATAAGGACAGCGACGGAATAGAATATACGCTTAATACTGCTGATTATATCTTCTATAACAGCGTGCCGGCAGTAGTGCTCCCTGATTATGGAACAGCTTTTCCTGTATTTAGTGCTTATCCGGCAGGGGCTGTAAGGGTATCATTTACGGCAGGCTACAAATCAGCTTCAACGGATGCAAGCCTTGTAATGCCGGAAGCTATAAAGCAGGCAATACTTCTTCTTGTAGGCCACTACTACGATAACAGGGAAATAGTAAGTGTTGGAAATAATGTTACTGAACTGCCGTATGGCATTAAGGCGCTTCTTATGCCTTATAAGGTCTGGAGTTTTTAATGGAAGCCGGAAAATTAAGAAACTTTATAACAATCCAGAAAGTATCAGAAACCTTTGATGATAAGGGAAACATTGTGCAGACCTGGCAGGATATGGTAAATCTCTGGGCTGAAATACTGCCTCTTGTCGGGCGTGAATACTGGAGCTCAAAGCAGGTAAATGCAGAGACTACCGGAAAGTTAAGGACTCGCTACTATCCCGGCATAACTCCTAAAATGCGCATAAAGTTTGGAAATCGTTACTTTGAAATACTTGGAGTTATAAATATTGAGGAAAAGGGCGAAGAAATGGTTATCTATTACAAGGAGGCGCTCTAATGGCATACACAATAAAGATAGAGGGGATAGAAGCGCTTGATAAGGCAATACAGGCTAAAAAGATTGAACTTGCTGAAAAGCTAAAGAATGTAGTAGACAGGGGCGCTGATAAAGTAAAAGCTGCCGCAATACGCAAAGCGCCTGAAAAAAGCGGGGATCTGAAGCGCTCAATAGATAAAAACGAGGTATGGGACAGAGCAGGCAAAATAAGCATATATGTCGGGGTTCAGGTGAACGATATCTTTAAAAAAGCTGACGGCTGGTATGCAAGGATGCAGGAAAAAGGCACATCAAAAATGAGGGCACGTCCATATCTTAGACCGGCTTTTGACGAAAATAAAGCTCAGATAAAGCAGGAGATAGAAGCGGCAATAAAAGAGGTGCTGTAAATGATAGAAACAACGCTTAGAAACATACTTATAGCAGATAATAAAATTAAGTCTCTTGTATCGGGTAGAGTCTATCTTGGGGCGTTGCCTCAAAATCCGGTACTGCCTGCCATCAGTTTTTTCAGGGTATCAAATTACAGGCCCCATAATTTAAATACTGCATCTCCGAGATTTCAATTTGATTGCTGGGCAACAAGTTATTCAGTAGCTGTGGAGCTTGGAGATGAAATAAGAAAAGCGCTGCATGGAAAGCAGGGGATATTTACAGGTATTCAGGTAGTCCAGGGGACATACCTTTCAGATGATATTTTATATGAGCCAGATACAAAGATATTCCATCTGGCACTCGACGCAAAAATAATTTACAGGGATTAAGGAGTAACAAAAATGAGTCAGACAACAATTAAAAACTCAAACGCAATCCAATTCGGTTCAGGAAAGTTTGAATATTCAAAAGACGGAAGCACCTGGACTGACCTTGGCGCTATGGTAAATATCGTGTTTACAGAGACCTTCGATAAGGTAACTGTAATGAGCGATAATGCCGGAGTAATCAAGGAAAGGATTAAAAATCATCATGCAAGCCTTGCAGGCGATTTGCAGGAAATAAACCTTGAAGACTTGTCCACTTTAAGGGGCGGGCTTGACAAATACACGGAAGACAGCGGGATATCAGAGACAATAAAATCAGGAGGGTTACTTACCATTGACGCAGTGCAGGTAAGAGTTACCAATACCAATGAGAGAAATGAGATATTCAGAATAACGATTTTTAAAGCAACAAATAATCGTGGCATAACGTTAAATTTCTCTCCTGATGACGCAGACGATCCTAACGTTATCGGCATTGAACTTTTGGGCTCATGCGATACTACCCTTACAAAAGGCGAACAGTTATTCGAGATCTACAATGAGCAGGGAATTGGGGGCATTAATTCATAATGGACAGAGTTGAACCTATCATAAAAGACTTTGACAAGCTCATACCTCAAAAAAGAATTGCCATACTTGCAGGGCGACAGTTTGACGTGTCTAAAATACCAACAAGGCTTGCGCTTGAGCAGGCAGCATTTATTGACAGCTTATCGGGCATAAAAAATGAAAAGGACGCATTCAACAAGTCGCTTGAGATAGCTGCAAAGATATGCAATCAGACAGAGCCGGTAAAACTGTTTGACAGGATATTTAGAAAAAGAGTAACTGCAAAATGGCTGATAGACAATACCGACATAACGCAGCTTATAGAGTTTATCAACTTTATTCTTGAGCCAATAACAGGTACGGACGGGAAAGATAAAAAAAAATAAAACCTGCAACAGTTGAGCTCGGAAAAATCATTTCACAGGTGATATTTGTAACAGGCTATTCGGTAGAATACATACTGGATAGCCTGTCTCTTGACCAGACCATAATGCTATATAACTATAGCTTCAGTTACGAGGATATAAAAGCAACAATACTTGTAAACAAGATTGCTGAAGCATTTTTCGGTGCTAAAGGCAAAAGCAAAAAGCAGGATAAGACAGGCAGCAAACCTGATTTAAAAAAGTTTTATAAACTGTATGGAAATATAATAAAAACTCCACAAAAGGCAAAAAATAAATGAGTGTACTCGGCGCTTTAACAATTAAAATAGTGGGGGATCTCTCCCAATTTAACAAGGATATATCAAGCG